TATGAATTGGTGGCAGTTGCAAAATTAGCCAATCCAATACAACGCACTTTTGACATTAACCAGATATTTATTATTAGGTTTGATACCTAATATTTTTGGAGAATAGTATGGCAACTTTAAAAGAATTATATGACAAGTCTACCTCGGCTACAATTAGTGAAGCAAAAGCCTTGGGAACATCTGATGGAAGAAAGGGTGTAAACTTTTTTGATGGAACGGGTCGTGGTCCGTGGAATCCATTATACGAAGGAACGAATGACGTATGGCAAGGTGAATTTGTTGAAAACAAAGAAGGAAAAAATGTAACTCCTGCAGCTACTAATAATAGCACATATCCACTTAGTAGATGGAAAGCCGATGCATTAAAGATTGCATTTGAAGGCAAGGGTCCAGCAAAACTGTCAGCCGGGTATTTTGGAAATACACGCTTTACCGAATTTAAAGATACTGCAGGTAGATGGACACCTGACGGTTCTAAATTACACAAATATGCGCCATTAAAAGGAAAACAATTTGCAGGTGGAAAGTCCGACCCAGGATTGAACGTATGGGCAAACACTAGAGTTGTGTCCAGTGCAACGAGTACGAGTGTACGTGGTTCACAGGGTTAATTAATTTATAAAGAGGTTATATGAAAACTCGCTCCGCAAAAAATAAAGGAAAGCGTTTACAAAACGCTCTCCGTGATTTAATACTGGAACACTTTCCGCAATTAGAACCAGATGACGTAGTTTCTACGCTGATGGGAGACTCGGGGACGGATATCAAACTAAGCCCTGCAGCACGGAAAGTGTTCCCGTATTCCCCCGAATGTAAAAATCAAGAAAAATTGAATATTTGGGCATCGTTGGAACAGGCAGAAAAAAATACTAAAGAAGGGACAGCACCCGTACTATTCTTTAAAAGAAACCGTACCAAGATGTATGTGGCAATGGATGCAGAACATTTTTTTGAGTTGATAAACCGTCTCCAACAACTTGACAAAAATTAATGTTGTTGTTAACTTGTAAGTATGATGATACTTACACTTCTCCAAGAACTATTAGGTAGTTATATTCAACAAAAGGACGAGTATTTATTTACTTGTCCTTTTTGTTCACATCCAAAAAAGAAATTATCAATTAATATTTTAACCAACAAATGGAAATGCTGGGTGTGCGGTAGTAAAGGTGGACATATTATTTGGTTATTAAAAAAACTAAATGTTGCCAAAGCGTTACTACAAAAATTTAAAGAAGAACTAGGTGAAGTAGAGATTCAGAAGTACAAAACTACCACAGTAGAAACAACATTACAGCTGCCATATGAATACAAACCACTGTGGAAAGTAGAAAAAAATTATTCATATTACCACGCAATTAGTTACTTAAAACAACGAGGAATTACCGCAAATGACATTCTACGATACCGTATCGGATTTTGCACAGAAGGCCCGTATGCTAATCGAATTATACTTCCTTCATATGATAGGAACCATCAGCTCAATTACTTCACCGCCCGACTCTTCTACGACGAAGGAATGAAATATAAAAATCCACCTGTGAGTAAAAACATTATATGTTTTGAAAATATGGTGGATTGGAATGAACCAATAATTTTATGCGAAGGGATGTTTGACGCAATCACATTGCGTAGAAATGTGATTCCATTACTTGGCAAAAATATACCAAAGGTATTAGAAAAGGCCTTGATTGAACATCATGTTAAAGATGTTATTATTTTTCTTGACGAAGATGCACGAACCGATGCGTTAAAGTTAGAACGACGATTATTGACACATAATATAAATGTTCGTGTAGTTTTTACACAAGGTAAAGATGCAAGTGATATGGGATTTGAACAAGCGTGGGAAGAAATTTCTTATGCCAAGCAAACAAATTTTAAAGAATTTATTACGCACGGGTTATTTAAATGAAAATAAATGTTCCATTTACAAAATTACGACATATTGTACATCTAGCAGATATTCATATTCGATTGTTTCGTCGTCACGAGGAATACGAACTTGCATTCGAACGACTGTATAGTGACATTCGTTCGAAGCAACTAGAAGATTTCGTCATCGTATTAGCCGGCGACATCGTTCATGCAAAGACGGACATGAGTCCAGAAATGGTTGAAATTACCTCTCGTTTCTTGAAAAATATTGCAGATATTGCTCCAACGATTTTGATTGCCGGTAATCATGACTGTAATTTAGCAAATACTAATCGTATGGATGCATTGACTCCACTAGTGAATAATCTCCAGCACCCACAGTTATATTATGTTAAGGATTCTGCAATTGTAACAGTGGCCGATACACAGTTTGCTGTCATGTCTATTTTTGACGAGCATGATACGTGGCCAGTTGCAACAGAACTAAACACTCCACATAAAATTGCATTATATCACGGACCAGTTCATGGTGCTGTGACTGATGCAAACTTTACGATTACAAACCGTCATGTAAATATTTCTACATTTGATGGATTTGATATGGTATTACTTGGAGATATTCACAAGCCGTCGCAGGTTCTTAAAGAACGTAATCCAATTATCGTGTATCCTGGTTCACTTATTCAACAGAACCACGGCGAAACACTGGACCCACACGGGTGGTGTTTGTGGAATGTTGCGGCACGGTCATTTGAGTTTGTCCCATTAGAAAACGATTATGGATATGTAACACTTGAAGTATATAACTCACGTATTACATACCCATCGAACATGCCTAAGAATGCTAGAGTGAGATTGTTCACGGGAGATATGGATACTACGGAAGTTAAGAAACTCATTACAACACTTCGTAATAAGTACAACATCATCGAAATGTCGGTCAATAAGAATAGAAAGCCGTCAAACGTGAACACAAGTACAATTCAGTCACATGATATATTAGATTTAACAAACGTTTCGTTACAGAATACGTTAATCAATGATTGGTTGGCACAGAAATATAGTACGTTGGATGATACTGTATTGAAAGCAATAGAACAAATTAATAAAGATTTGAATTCCAAAATTGTTCATGATGACCAATCCCGAAATATTCATTGGCGCCCACTACTCTTTAAGTTTTCTAACATGTTTTCATACGGGGAAGATAATGAAATTAATTTCTCTGACATGAAAGGATTGTATGGAATTTTTGCTGCAAATGCCTCTGGAAAGAGTTCTATTATGGATGCACTCATGTTTTGTTTATACGACAAGACCCCGAGAGCATTTAAGGGTGACCATATTCTAAACAATCGTAAAGATTCATTTACCTGTGAACTTGCCTTTGAAATTAATCATGAAACGTTTGGTATTAAACGCGTCGGAACTCGTAAGAAAAATGGCGATGTAAAGGTAGATGCCTCGTTCTGGAAGATATTACCCGATGGAAGTCAGCAGAATTTAAACGGAGAAGACCGTCGTGATACGAATGCTAATATTCGTTCATATGTCGGAACCTATGAAGATTTTGTCATGACTGCGTTGAGTAGTCAGAATAGTAATGCGCTCTTTATTGACAAGTCACATTCTGAACGGAAAGACCTACTCATTCAGTTTATGGGATTGAATATCTTTGATAAATTATTTGATGCTGCACATGATGAAGCAAAAGAAATCACGGGCATTCTCAAACGGTTTAAGAAGTCTGATGTAACAGACCAACTGGCGGACGTGCATCAAAATCTTGTAAAAGTCACCGATAGAATTGATGAATTTGAATCGGGGAAGGAAACGTTTGTACAGACATTATCAGATATAGAAACCCAGTATAAGGAGAAATATGCAACCAAGCGACCGGTTCCAGAGACTTCGGGTAATTGGACTGACTTACAAAATAGATTAGTAACTACTGAAAAGAAATTAAAGACTGCTCAGGAAGATGTTGCTATTGCGGAATACGCATTAATTTCCAGTGAAACCGATTTGAAGGAAGCCACCACACATTTCAATGATTATGATATGGTTGCCTTACAAGTATCATTTGACAAGTGGAATGAGTTAAATGAGTTGTCTAAGAAGAAAAATAATAGTATTCGTGTATTGAATACTAAGATTCAAGAAAAGACATTGTTTAAGACAAAATTGGAAGCATATAAGTATAATCCAAACTGTGATGTCTGTGTAGAAAATAATCGTTCTGTTATTGAAGACGTTAAGTTGACCAACGAAGAGTTAGATAACTTGTATGCTGAACGAATTATTGAGGAAGATGCAATTCGAACTATTGCTACGGAATGTTCGGAACATGCGTGGAATAAAGATTCTTACGAAGAAGCACTTGTTCTCAAAAAGGAATTAGTGGAACTTGGTCAAGAAGTGGAAAAATCTAAAAACGTATTAGTTACCGCAAAAAATACCTTGGAAAAGGTGGAAATTTCGTTGGGTAAGATTCATGATGAAATTTCGGTATACAAGACGAATGAAGAAAATATTCTACACAATCAGACGGTCGAGAAAGAACTACAAGTAATACATCGTAATATTGCAGATACCAAACAAAATATTGCCAATATAGACAGAGAACTTCGTTTATTACACGGTGACCTATCTGTACTTAATGCTAAGAAGACTGAGTTAAAAAATAAATTGAAAGAGGCTGAAGAACTGGAAATTACGTATGAAGCATATAATCATTATATGCTGGCAGTTGGTCGTGACGGGGTGCCATATGATTTGATGAGTAAAGCAATACCAAATATTGAAGCAGAAATCAATAATATCCTATCTCAGATTGTTGACTTTTCGGTGTCACTTGAGGTGGATGGAAAGAACATTAACGGAAAATTATCATATGATAACGATCGGATATGGCCACTTGAAAACAGTTCAGGTATGGAACGATTTATCACTAGTTTAGCAATCCGAGTTGCTCTACTGAACGCAAGCAATCTTCCGAAGTCCAACATGTTTATTATTGACGAAGGATTTGGGGTACTTGATGCCGACCATCTTCATTCTATGCAAATATTGTTTAATTTACTTAAATCTCATTTCGACACTATACTTATAGTAAGTCACTTAGATACAGCAAGAGACATGGTAGACAACCTCATAGAAATTAAAAAAGAGGATGGATATTCCAGTGTATCTATATAAATGGGATACTGAATGCCAAGAACCAGAAAGTCCACATTAGCTTTAAATCTTCATAAATACGATGTATTAATTGAAGACCAAGGTACACGTTCCGACTACTTTAAAATTAGCCAATTTGACGGTTATTTTTACGGTGGTCGAAACGCGTTTCTTATTGCCGGTGCTGGAATATTAAAACCTAACTCAAAAATATTAGTAGAAATCTTGAATAAAGATGGGACATCGGTGTATAGTGCACCGGTGTCGAATTTTATTGAAGGTAACTCTAGATTGGTACAAATTGAAGTATATAGTGATACGCCTATTGGACCGGGTAAGGTCGTAATACTGGGATGTGCAGAGTTTTACAAAAACGGAACACCGATACCACCAGAGTGGCGTGACAAATTTAATGTGAGATGGACTACCGATGTAATCATTTCACCACGAATTGAAAACAAAACTCCTATTCGATTTGCAAAACCACCGCAACTAGTCGTAGAGGAAAAATTCTACCTAGAACCCAGTTATTCTGCGTTTATACAACGATTACAAGAACCGTTGGATATTAAATTTGACCCCACATATCTAAATGTGTTTCCAAACGGGTATCTATTAGAAATAACTGGTCCTACCACTGCATCAAAATTTTCGTCGGAATTTTTAAACGGTAGAATTACTGGGTCACTGTCCTACTCAGCACCCGGAGTTTCTCAAAATTTAAATGTATCGTTACCTATAACGAAAATTTTCAATAGTAAACTTGCAGAAAGTAATGGTTCTCTATTATATACCGATAACAATACCTTAATACTGAATGGATTTTTTAGTAGTAGTACACTTTACACTACGAATCTTGATAAACTTGGTAATGTAACGGTAAGCGGCTCGTTGTCGTTGGAGTACGATAGGTTAGAGGTAGCTAATACGATTTATGATGTATCTTACGCAAAAATTCGTATTGTAAATCTAAGTACATTGTCCGGTGAAATTCATAAAATTAGAATTTCGTATAAACCTGCCGCAGAACCTGGTGAATATGTTGTATTAGGCGATATCACCACGGATGTGGCAGAATTATTTGCAGTAGATAGTTCCAGTACAGTTTTACCAACCGGTATATTTAATAGAAATTTACTTGTTGATGACTATTGGTATACTGCCACAATGTCATTGCAAAAAAATCAAATAGAACCAACCTTACCAACATACTATAATTCATCTTCATTAATAACTACGAAAATTACGTCTTCGCAAGTAGACTTACTGGACGCAATAAATGTAACTCCGCGGATTGTTGGTAGTTCGTATGTAAATAATGTGTCATACTTTATTGGTAATAGGTCTACAAATAGTCTTAGACTATTTCCGAACAGTGAATATACATTAACGTTTGATGCAATTGCCAATAAGTACTCGGGCTCAACGGAGTTAGCACAGTCTGATTATTCTATGGAAGTGTATTTAATCACTCAAGAAACGAGTGGTTCTAGAATACTTACACCCGATGCTCGTGGACAGTTAATTGGAACATTAACACCAAATGCAACGTTCAAAAAACAAAATTTTGAAAATACCCAGTTTAATTTTATACCAAACATTAAAGATGCAAGTATAGTAGGTATACGATTCGTAGTGTATGGGGGCTGGTGGAGTATTTCAAATATTTCCGTAAAAACTGCAACTGAAGACTTCTTTAGTCCCGATGAAGTGGATACACTACTTCAAAACTTAAATTATCGAAATAAAGTTTTGACGTTCAAGGCAGATTATTTAGATATTAACAATAATTCTATTGGTATATCGACGTTATCCACTCCAACCTATTTCGTTGGTTCAAAAACCACACCGTTTGATAGTAGTTCGGTTGCTTCATCAAGTTATGCATTTACTGCATCGTATGCATTAAATGGTGGAAGTGGGGCTGGATTTCCGTTTACTGGAAGTGCTGTTATTACCGGCAGTCTTAATATAACGGGCTCATTTGCATTTACTGAAGGTGGTACCTATATCACCGGCTCTGCATCGTTGGCCGATATTGATGGTGCTGCATTTGCTTTGTCATCGCAATATTTAGTCCTTTCGCAAAGTAGTAATCTCACCAATGAAAGAGTTTTATCGTTATCAAGTAGATTTTCTGCAAGCGATGGCGGGGCAAATAATAATTATACAGTAGATTTATCCAATAATATGAGAACGTCTACGGTTGGAATAATTATAGATGGTGGTGGCTCCGCAATAACCACCGGAGAAAAAGCAGAAATATTAATTCCATTTAGTGGTAGTATACAATCATGGGCGTTACTTGCAGATAGGTCGGGAAGTATTACAGTTGATATTTGGAAAAGTACATATGCAACATATCCACCAACGGCATCCAATAGTATTGTAGCATCAGAAAAACCATTTATATCTGCAAGTGTGAAAAATACATCATCGTCATTAGCAGGATGGACTGCCTCTATAAATAAAAATGATACATTAAAATTTTATGTGTCGGCAAGTAGTACTATACAACGTGTGAATTTAACTTTAGAACTTCTACGATTATGATAATATACGAACAAAATTTTTTTGGTTTGACTACTTCCAATATAGCATCAAATTTTAAACTAACTTACAATGTGCAAGGCGTGGGTGCCATCTATTCTAGATGGCCATCTAATACGTCTGGGGCAAATATGTATAATTCGTACCTACTTGCAGGTGTAACGGGTTCAAATCCAATATACTGTGGCATGGCAGTTCGCCAAACTGGAGGAACTTTTCTACTACTTATTAGACAGAATGGTACAACTCACGTTGACCTCGTATCAAGCAATGGACTAATTACGGTGCGTAGAGGTGGCAGTACTACATTAGCAACATACACCATACCAAATTATGTGTCTAACAATTGGTATTATTATGAATTTGGCGCAGTTATAGATGATATTTCCGGAAGTGTGCACGTAAGACTTAATGCACAAACGGTAATTAGTGCATCTGGACTAGATACGCGAAATGGTGTATTGGCATATGCTGATGAAGTGAGAGTTGATCAACAGAGCGACTTTACATATATAACGGATTGGTACATAACAAACACACAAGGAAGTAATCCTGCAACCAACGGATTTTTAGGCGATATACGAATATTTTCAACGACACCAACCGCATCAGGTGATACGATAAATTTCACACCGCTGTCTAGCTCAAATGCATTAATGGTAGATGATGGAAACTCCCCCGATAACGATGTCACGTTTGTATCGGCATCGCTTCCAAATAGTATGGACCTATACAAAACGGTGGAATATACCGGGTCAGTTACACAAATATATGGGTTAGGAGTTAAAGCACTTGCACGAAAGACGGAACCAGGTTCACGCGCTATGCAGATAGCAATTAAAAGTGGCAGTACGTTTGCATACTCCCCAAGCGAATCAATATTGGACAGTTATCGATATCATGCAGGAATATTCGAAACAAATCCAAATACGGGGACACCATGGTCTTCGTTGTCTGATGTAAATAATACACAAATTGGTTTTACAATTTTATAATTTTTATTGGAATAGTATTATGACGTTATTACTCTACGAACCATTTGATGAATATGAATTAAATTCAACTGTGTTTAGAACAAAATATGGTATGGGTGGTAGTAATACTTCTACCTTAACTAGAAATCAATCGGGTATAACGGGTAGACCGTCCGGTTCAATATTTATGATAGGAAATAATATTAGTCCCTACACATCGGATTTCTCTTTTCAAAACAGTCATAGAGAAATTATTTGTTATGTGGCGGTATACCCGGTGACAAATGTCTCGACTGCCTTAATTGAATTCCGTAATATGGGGACGTTATTATTTGGTATAGCTCCTACTCCCAGTACTACTACTATATATAATTCTATTGGTACAATATTCTCGTCAACTGCAACAGTTCGATTCAATTCATGGAATTTTCTTGAAATACGTTCGGTAATTAGTAGCGCTAGTCTTGGTAGTGGAAGTGTACAAATAAAAAATAATGGACAGTTATTATTTTCTGCAAGTGGTTTAAACGTGAATGCAAGTAATGTATTTCCAGCAGTCAATGTGTTTAGAATAGACAATAGAATTAATCCTGATCGAATCATACTTATAGACGATTTACTAATATTAAATACCTCGGGAGTGTCATTTAATACGTCAATTGGAAATGGTAATTTTTTTATGGCAAGTTATGTTCCATCCGCATCTGGATTTTATACTCAAATGACTTCTTCCGGGGCAACGACTGATGCAAATGCAATTAACGAACGTCCAAACGATGGAGACACGAGTTACCTAATTGCATCAGCTTCCGGAATCTTCCCCCTCAGAGAAACATTTACACTACGACCTGCAAACACCGCATCGGTATTTAGTACAATACCAATATCATCATCAATTGAAGCAGTGTTAAAAAAATCAATTGTTAGAGCGGATGGACCGGATTTAATGGGAGTCGAACATTTATTACGTATTAATAGTACCGATTATACCGGAAGTAATGCTATTTCTGCATCTATAACATATACCGATCAATTCACTGGATGGGAGATAAATCCTAACACAGGAAACAAATTCAGACCTGCAGAGTTTAATTCATTGGAGGTGGGTTTTAAAAGAGATTCATAATGTCCACTGATTTACGAGTTACCCAAGACTTAACCACTACATTAATAGGATCCGGTAGTTCTGACGTTAGAATTACCCAAGATTTAACTACCGTACTAATAGGATCCGGTAGTTCTGACGTTAGAATTACCCAAGACCTAATAACACTAATAGTCGGGGTAGCTGAAAGTAGTTCTTTAACAAGAGTGTCCTCTGTATTTGATAATATTTTATATACGAACACTGGTTCCGTAGTAAATGTCTCCTCAGTGTTTGATAATATTCTATACACAACCACGGGGTCAAACGTAAACGTATCATCGGTGTTTGATAATATCCTATACACGAATACCGGGTCAAACGTAAACGTGTCTTCAGTATTTTTAAATATAATTATATCAAACGTCACAAGTAGACCATTTGCATATGCATACATTATTGATTAGAGAATAACACTATGGCAGGAATTATTGTAAAAAGTAACCCAACATCAGGTTCCACACCAGATCCACAATATTTGGCAGTCGGAGAATTAGCATTTAATTCTTACGATGGCCGGCTATTCTCTAAAAAACATAATGGTGAATTGGTATTACTGAATTACAAGCCAAATCCAACTGCCTCTATTGCGGACACAGCAAATTCTTCTTCATACGCATTAACTGCCTCGTATGCGTTGAATGGCGGTGGCGGTGGAGGTGGTCAAGCAATTTATACGAAATATGACCCATTTGCTCCACCGACAAATCCGTCGGTCTTAAATGATGAGTTTACCGTCAGTGGTAGTGGAATTCCATCGGGATGGACTTTGGCAACTGGCAGTGGAACAGTTACAGTATTGAACGGACGGTGTATCATAACTCCACTGACTGGTTCGGGGGACAACCCTACTGCCATAGAAAAAGTTTTACCTACTGGAGGTTTTACAGTACTTACTAGAATGGAACTTTTAGGGAAAAATACATATCATAATTCTGCAATATACTTGAGAGATACGGTTAGCGGAAAAGTTACAGTCTTCAGAATTTTTTGTGGACCGAGTAATGATATTCGACTATTAAATACACAAGTTTTAAGATATAATAGTTTTACAAGTTTCAATTCAATTTCATATGAAGGTGGTGCATTTTCACCGACAGTATTTCATAGAATTGATTTTGATGGAACTACATTATACTTTGCACGTTCGTTTGATGGTGTTGAATATGATATATTATTTAGTGAACCTGCTTCATCATGGTTTAGTACTCAACTCCCAAACCGCGTTGGTATCTGTGCATCAACGATAAATACTTCAGTTGGCTGTAAAGCAGTATTTGATTTTTTCAGACATTCTTCCACACCATTTGCAGACCTCGGTCGAGAAGTTGGGGTTGGTTCAGATGGGAATGGTTCTACACAATCTAATGCAATTTCATCTAGTTGGGCATCCAGTTCAATCAGCGCAAGTTATGCAACAACTGCATTAACGGCATCGTTTGCTTTGAATGGTGGTGGAGGTGGTGCACCAATTAACACGGGTTCGTTTGCAACCACCGGTTCAAATATATTCATTGGAAATCAGACAATTACGGGTTCGTTAACATTGTCTAGTAGTTTACCGGTAGAACTACGAGTTATCGGTGACACAGAAATTACCGGATCGTTAAGAACTTCTGGATTAAGCGTAGTCAGCGGTTCACTGGCCATATCCAGCCCAAATACATTAGTATTGGGTAGTCAAATATTTTATCCGCAATCAAGTAATGGGTTTAGTGTTAATGAAAACTTTGACCCAAGTAATGATTCCAATCAAGTGGCATACCACTTTACTACAGGTACTTCGGCAAAAACCAGTGTAGTGTTTGGTTTAGCAAGAACAAATAGATTTACCAGCTGGTTCGGGGTTACTGGGGATGTTTCAAATAACCAATTTGTTATTGGTTCAGAATTTGCCGGAACTGATTTTGAATTTAGAAGTAATCTTGGTATACGTCCCGTTCAATTACAAGGTGGTAACTTATTGGCACGAATTACCAGAACGGGTCACGTATTAGCAAATGCATTTACCAGTTCTTTAGTAAATCAAGTTGGATTTTTAGGAACGAGTAGTTGGGCACGAAATAGTGCAACAGCAAGTACAGCAACTTCTGCTGCCACGGCTAGTCTATTACTGGGTTCAATCGAAAGTGCGTCATATGCAGCAACTGCTAGTGTATTATTAGGGTCTGTTCAAAGTGCGTCATATGCAGTAACGGCATCATTTGCATTAAATGGCGGGACTGGGGGAGGAAGTAGTGTTAGTGCAAGTTGGGCGTCGAGTTCTATTAGTGCAAGTTTTGCAACAAGTGCGTCATTTGCAAACACAGCAATAACATCAAGTTATGCACTAACATCGTTATCTGGAATTACGGTTAATCTAACTGGAAGTACTGTCGGTGTGAATGTATATAGGTCGGCAAGTTTAACATTAACAGATAACAATTTGAACTACATTCCGTTTACTACGGAACGTAGAGATGATTTGAATTTCTGGGATATAAGTGACCCAACAAAATTAATAGTACCAAATGGGGCAGACGGGTGGTATACAATATCGGGGTATTGTCACTGGAACGCCAACACTGGCTTAGGTAGAAGAATATCGATTGTAGTAGATGGGACCGAAACGGTTGGGTATAGTTCTACTGTTGCATATTTTGAACACAACGACCCGGGTACACATGCGGGCGCAGTGGTATATCTAACGTCGGGTAGTTTTGTTCAACTAGGTGTTAGTGAAAATGACGGTGACAACGTTCCTATAAATGCAAGTGCAAGTATTGGAATGGTGCGAATTGGGTCATCTACAAACGTTCCTTCTGCAAGTTTTGCAACAACGGCTTCATATGCATTAAATAGTAATCAGTCACAAACTAGTTTGAGTAGAGGGACGGTTTCGGCAAATGTTGCAAGTATATCACCAAATCAAAATTACACCGGAAGTATTTCTCTTGGAAAAACGTTTATGTTACTTTCTACCCAAGTAAATACCGACGTGCGCCTTAGATTATATGGTTCTCAATCATACGTAAACAGTGATTTAACTCGACCAATCGGAACTGACCCTGCAAATAATTCTGGAATCATAACCGATTTGATTCTAAGCGGTTCTCCGGCGTTATATAATTATACATTGTCCCCTATAGCAAACGGGGCAAACATGGATCCAGTGACGGTATCAACTATATATTATACAGTAACCAATCTGTCTGGAACTACCACTGACATTTCCATGTCATTCAATCGAATTGTGTTAGAATAAAGGAGTCATGTAATGGCATCATACTATAAATCAATATTAAATCCGAATATGCAGGTTGCCGCATCGTTAGTAGAAACGGTATCAAGTGTGCGTGAAGCATTTACTACATGCGGATTTACGAGAACGGTGCAATCGGGTTCATTAGATAATTTAAATACACTAACTCCATTTGGTACAGCAAATCAACAGTATACGTATGACGTATTTGCGTTCAATGATTCGTGGCAAAGTACGAATCCATTATTTATTAGAGTGCGATATTTTAGTGGCGGCCAAATCAATGGTGTACAACTATATTGTCAAATGGGTACAGCACATAATAGTTCTGGATCGTTCACAGGAATTGATACGTTGACAGAAATATCAAATGTTGCCGCATACACCACAACACCAGTTTCCGGTAGTACTATACATGGTTGTGGAGATGGATCTTTTATGACGGTTGCCTATTTTCCACAAATGGCAACCGGTCAATTTTTTGTTTTTGAACGACTGTATGGTACGAATGGTCAACCAACAGGCAGTGGATTTCATATGCTTGGTACAGAAGGAAATGTAGTTGCCACAAAAATTTTATATTCGCAAACTGCCATATACGGAAATGCACCGGCATCAAGAGAAAGCGGATTTATACCAAACTCTAAATCATCACGTAGGCCATCGTTGTATGACGGACGATTTGTGGCTGGTCTAATCTACCCGTTTGCAGGCCGACCACTGAACCCGACCCCAAATATATTAGTTGCATTTACTGCCGACGTAAACGCAATATTACAAACTGTACCATATACCGTGTACGGAACCCAACGAGATTACATAAATTTTGGAACAAATTCTCCAAATATGTACACAAACAACGTCTTTTTACTACGGAGTACTTGATGACAGTTATTGTTACATCCTCATTATTACATGCGGCATCGCCTGCAACGGCAACATCAGAATCGTTTACTAGTTTTGTGAAGGTTATAGGAGATAGCTTGTCGGCTGCAGGGTGGATAAACACCAATGCAGTCGGGGGTATTAACACAAGTTCAGCAACACCGCCGCCAGCAAGTACGAGATCGACGGGATATCAAGTATTTAGTATGAATGATGTACTGCACAATAATGGGTATCCTGTATATATTCGATTGGATTATGGGAATATTGCCGTATCCACGACCCGATATAGTGTAGCAGTTACCGTTGGTTTTGACCACGATGGTAGTGGAAGTGTCGGGGGCAGTAATCGGTCGTTGGGAATTGGTAACACGGGAGCAACGTCGATGGTAATAACAACCGGCGGCGCACCCAACTCAGGTGCATTGTACGACCACCGAGTGTGTATTATTTCCGGTGGCGATATGGGTATACTTATTGCAGATAATTTGCCGGGTGCTGCAGCATTTGGATTTGTAGAACGAACGAAGGATGTGTATGGAAATGTTACAAACGAGGGAGTAATTGTAGGAACACATAATGCAAATGCACCAGAATACAGACAATCATATTTGATGTACACGCCACTCAGTGCAAGTCAAGTACCGGTTCCAGAAACATTTCAAAATTATGTACACAGTAGTTTGGCAACATCAAGAAATGCGCAGTTTCTTTCAGTAGGATTGTTTATACCGATGGTACAGTATGGACCACATAATCTGTTGCGTATGATGGGATTGGTAAAATCGTCCGACTTTGTCACCAACGCAACATATACTATTAATGTGTATAACACATCAAGTACCTATTTTGTTTCATCAAATATTGAATTTAGTGATAGTTCTATAGTAGCCGATAGAAGTTTTACGACGAATAATCGGTTAATTATGAGAAGCGAATAATATGTCAACCGGTTCTTTTTTAGACACAGGAATTGTAACAGCTTCTGTACAAGAAATGCAAATAAATCTGAATTCGCATATTACGTATATGTTAACATATCCTACAATAATAGGATACTCTGGAAGTGAGCCTCGTGCAATTACACAACTTCCTACACAATCAGTGAGCGGAATGGTTGTTCCAACGGTCGGACAAGTGTGGCCAAGAGGCTCATGGTAATGTTTTTTAGAGTAGAAACTCTATTTATAAGAAGTTTATAATATTTACCAAATACTACTTTATGAAAGAAGAAAACAATCCGTACGATTCACCCGATTACGCATTAAGTGGGTTCACTGGAGCCTTTAAGAAAGTACCACCGCCGGAAGATAAGGAGGTACTTACAAAACGTTTTGCAGACTTGGACCCAATAGAAGAGGAAAAGTCCAGTACGGAACGTGTGCGTAGATATTATAAAAGACATCCAGAAAAAGTTAGAAAATATTTACGTGATACGCAAGATGATAGAGTCCAACGGAATCGTGATCGTGCAAAAGCAGTAAAAAAACACGGAAAAGCTAAAATGAAAAACCATGACGTTCATCATCCAGATGGTCCTGGCAACGGTTGGCGTTTAGCAAAAAAAGATCATGGTCGAGATAAAAAAGACGGAAGTCCGCCGGAACCATCGACCAAGAAATCTACACCGTCAAAAAAACCCGAAAAGAAAACTACTGCGTCTACACCAAAAAAATCAACTAAAAAGTCTACACCAAAGAAACCATCGGCGGTAAAACGTCGTACACCGTCGAAGCAAGATGCCATCAAGAAAAGTATTGCTACATTTGTTCTGTATGCAATGAAACAGTTGGAAATTACTGACAGACCAACATTTGTAATTATTGAACCTACGAAAGACATGATGAGTTTGGGTCATTATAATCCAAAACTAAATAAGGTTGCAGTAGTCGTAAAAAATCGTTTATTAGCAGACATTTTACGTACGCTTGCACATGAATTGGTACATGTCAAACAAATGCAAAACGGGCAACTAACAACCCCATCAGTAGATACTGCAACGGGTTCGCCAATTGAAAATGAGGCAAATGCACTTGCAGGAGTATTGATGCGTAATTATGCAAAGATGAATAAGAACATCTTCCTTTCCGAAGGATTAATCGTGGAAGGAGGTGCTGCAGGACATTTAGCACACCCGTTTGAAGACGAAGATCTTTCCTTTGCTGACATGAAAGAAATGATTAATCGTGGATTGTTAGGTGGATTAGACCAAGAAGCACCTGTCACCGAAAAGTTAGATGGGCAAAATATTGCATTTACCGTGCGTGATGGGCAAATTGTATTTGCACGTAACAAAAGTCATGTAAAAAATCGTGGAAAGAATGCATTAGATGTGGCAGGTATTCGTCAAATGTTTTCTGGGCGTGGCGGAATTGAAAAGGCATTTACTGGTGCCGCAGAAGATTTGCAGGCAGCAGTAGAAAGAATGACCCCTGAACAAATTCAGCAAATGTTTGGAAGTGGTTCTAAGTTCATGAGTTTGGAAGTTATCCTCCCAGATACACAAAATGTCATTCCGTATGGGAAAAGTGTCTTGGTCATGCATGGAACTATCGAATATGATGAAGACGGAAATGAAATTGGTCGGTCAACAACCGATGGAAAGGAATTTGCTGATGCAGTTACTGCGGTTGGAGCAGAACAACAAAAAACATTTGGTATTAGCGGTCCAAAAACTATTGTATTCAGTGATGCCGAAACAGAGACGTATCAACAGAAAGCTGAAGACTATTCTGGTCGGTTAGATAGAGTTGCTCAAGAATTTGAATTAGATGACAAAGCTACCCTAGCAGATTATCGTCGTGCTTGGTGGGAACGTGAACTTACTCAACAAATGCAATCTAAGGGAATCGAACTATCCGAGAAGGAATTTAATGGGTTAGTAGATCGTTGGACAGACGGTAGTAAAAAATTTGGGGTGAAAGATATTGAGAACGACGAAACCAAGAAGTGGTTTAGAGAGTTTGAGAAAAATGAATTAGCACAAAAACAAAAGGCAATGATTAAGCCGATAGAAACTACTTTCTTACAAGTCGGAACTGACTCATTGCGGAGAGTTACCAACTTCTTATCATCGAATAATCCAGAGGCCAGTGCCCAGCTCAAACGGGACGTGCTGGAAGCCATTAAAGCAATCAGAGATAGTGACCAACCAGATAAGATTGCTAAGCTACAGAGGGAATTAGAACGTCTGGAGGGTATGGGAATTGATAACATCGTCCCATCGGAAGGTGTGGTATTTATTTATAACGGGAAACCCTATAAGTTTACCGGACAATTTGCTCCTATAAATCAAATTACGGGAACATTTAAGTTTGGAATGGCTCCAAAAGAATCGGAAGAACCAAAAACACCTGAACTAACTGATATAAAAGATGTGGCGTCTAAATTAGAATTTAAACCAACCACAAAACAAGCAAAACAATATGCACAAGGCAATGACATAGGAGATGCCTCAGACTTAGAAGGTATGAAACCGATGTCGTTTGCAAAAAATACCGTTGACGGATTGAAAGTTGTTACGGTGACAGCTGATGGTAAAGAAACTGAAAATGTGGCAGAAGTAGGCGACATTATTATGTCTGGACCGTCCGGCGAGCAATATGTGGTCAAGGCAGGTAAATTTGATAAATTGTATGCTGATGGACCAAACGGAACAAAAATACCTGAACAATCTCCTCGACAAGTAGCGGCATATACGGGAACTGAAGACATTACATTTACGGCTCCGTGGGGTCAATCAATGGTGATGAAGCCAGGTGATTATTTAGTGAAAGATGGTGATGGATATTATCGTGTTGCAAAACAAGAATACGAACAAACATACAATCCACCGGGTACCACGGAAACAGAACCTACGGCAGCAGAACCAACGGAACCCTCAGCAGAAACTCCACCAAAACGAACTATTGCAATCTTTACGGGTCGATTCCAACCGTTCCATGCCGGTCATTATAGTATTTATGAAGGATTGGTGGAGAAATTTGGGAAAGAGAATGTATATATAGCTTCTAGCGGTAAGACGGATGCTATTAAATCACCATTTGAGTTCAGGGACAGACAAGAAATCATGACCCGAATGTTTGATATTCCGGAAGAGATGATTGTTCAAGTTAAAAATCCATATGCACCTGTGGAAATTCTAGAAAAAGTACCTGAAGATACTACGTATGTAACCGCAGTCAGTCAAAAGGACTCGGAACGTTTAAGTGGCGGTAAATACTTTAGAAATTTTGATGATGTACCGGAAGAAGAACGTAAAGGATTTAAAGACCAAGGATATTTTATTGTTGCACCAGAAATGCAATTGTCAATTGACGGAAAAAATATCAGTGGAACACAACTTCGTGCCGTAATGGGTGACCCACAAATTACTGACCGTGCAAAACAAGAAATTTTCACAAAAGTGTATGGAAAGTTCGACCAAAAAATCTTTGATAAGATTGTAAAAACAACAACGGAATCGGAAGAAGCCAGAAAACTAACTGCTCAGCACGGTGAACCAACAAAACGTGGTAAGAAAAAACCAGATGAAAAAGCAGTAAAACGTGCCAAGTCGGTATTGCGACAACGAGTTGAAAACCCCGACACTGGTAGAAAAATTTTAGTTGCTACAGCATTAACGTATCCAAAAGAACATTCGGCTAGAAAAGCAGCAGAAGCATTGGTGCAAGCTGCAATGCAACAGAATGAGACAATGTTGATGGAAAGTAAATCTAGTTCTGAGAATTTAAAAGTCTATATATATGTGAAAGAACATACAGAAGAAGAATTGGAACATGAAATTGACGAGTATTTCAAGAACGAACGAACGTTAAAAGCATTTCCAAATCTAGCAGATTCTTCATATGAATTAATTGATATGATTAAAAAGGCACCTGCCGAAGTGTTAGATATAAACGAATTAAAAGCATTAGAAAACAGTGACGTTGGTGATATTTTAAGTGGGAAAAATAAAACGCAAATTCTAAAACAAATGATTGGTAATAAGAAGGATGTTACGGGATTGTTAACAGATATTAAAGCAAAGAAACCAATTTCCATGCCAGTTGTTATTAAACATGTAAGTGGCTATTATTTGTTGGGTGGAAATACACGATTATCGGTATTAGCATCACTGGGACATACGATGCCGGTAAAAGTACTCGGGAGAGCAGCACCATTCGATGCACCTATCTCCGTATATCCTGCTAAAAAAGATGGAAGTGCGTCAAAGAAAAAAGTAAACGCAAATACATTATTTAAATCGTTATTAAAAATGCGTATTACAAATCCAGAAACGGGTAACGAAATTAAAATTGACACGGCAATGGATTATAACAAAGAACATCCTGCACACAGAGCAGCAATGGCTGTTATTCGTCAAAGAATGCGTGGATTATCAAATAGAGCAGGTATACCAAAAAACAGACAAGACTAAGAGGTTATTATGGCAGACCATGAAGCAATTAATAATGTGCGACGAAAAATTAATGAAGTAATGAAAAAGACCGACGAACGTATTGTAGTCGGGTGGCGTCCAGGATTAAGTGAAACTCGTAATGAAGGCGATGTATGGGAAGATTTGGATGGGAAAAAGTGGACGGTTAAAAATGGTGTAAAACAAAATGTTACCAAACTAGATTTGGCAAAAACGCCATGGTTCTGTCCTCAATGTGATAAAGCTATGGGACATCGCCTTGATACCAAATTTTGGATGATGCAAGGTAAATGTATGGATTGCGTCATTAAAGAAGAAACAGAAATTCGTCTGCAAGGAAAGTGGGATGAATATGAAAAGAGTAAATTACAAAAAAATTATGTAGCATCATTACGTGACCATATTAAAGAATTACAGCATTATCATGATACGGTAACTTCTCCGTCATTTGTTCATGCCGATGAAGAACGAATCCTAATGATAGAGCAATGGAATGTGGACATTGATAAGATAAAAGAAGATCTTAAAAAGGATATTCAAGAATTAACTGCTCATCTTTTAGAATGTGAGGCGCAAATGAATGACGGAAAAAATAATTGAAGCAACTCGTAAACTATTGAAAGAATTTGTCAAGTTGTCACAACTATCTCAAATAGTGGTGGCTGTGGTGCTAACAATCTTTGCATTTAGTATGGGACAATGTGAGAGTGATTCTAAATTAAATAAATTTAGAGCAGAATTTTCGATGTTACAAGAACAGGCCGAAAAAACAAAACAATTTGCCGATTCTGCAAAAACCGAAGTGGTAAGATTGTCAAATGAATCGAAGCAAAAAGATGCTACTATCACAAAATTGTCGTTAAAAGTAGAACTTGGAAACCAAAGTCGTGAACGACTACGGGGAGAACTTAGCGTACTGGAAGATAGTCTAGAAAGTGCAATGGATACCGCACAGGTCGTTCAAATACAAGAAGGTATTATTTACAACTTAAAAGACCAATTAGAAACTGCGGAATGTACTATTACGACTCAGCGTGAAATAATTACAGCACAACAATTTAAAATTACAAAATTGGATAGTGCAATAGCATTAACAACTCAACGCGGTGATAGTTTACAAAACGTAGTTAATAACTTAATTAATATGCCAAAACCACCCCGCCAATGGATTAGTAAGAAAACTGCTGGAATTGTTGCATTCACCGCAGGTGTGATTGTTGGGGATAAATTGGCAAGGAGATAAGATGGGACAGGAGTTAAAGGAGTTAATTAAGCAGGAATATAAAAAATGTGCAATAAGTCCAGAATATTTTCTATCAAAATATTCGTTCATACAACACCCGGTACGAGGTCGGGTGTTGTTTGATTTATATCATTATCAAAAAAATTCTTTAAAAGATTTTCAACAACATGATTATAATATTGTACTGAAGGGGCGTCAGATTGGTATTTCTACGTTAGTGGCAGGATATTCTCTGTGGTTATTGTTGTTTCACCGAGATAAGAATATTCTTGTTATTGCAACTAAACAAGAAACAGCAAAGAACTTGGTCACAAAAGTAAGATTCATGCATCAAAATCTTCCCGTATGGTTGCGTGGACAATGTATAACAGATAATAAACTCTCGTTACAATTTTCAAACGGGTCACAGATTAAAGCCGTGGCAAGTAGTAAGGATGCAGGACGTTCTGAAGCATTGTCATTGTTAATTCTTGACGAAGCAGCATTCATTGATGATGCAGACATTATTTGGACAGCCGCATCAAGTACGTTATCTACAGGCGGTCAAGCAATTCTTCTCTCTACGCCAAATGGTATTGGTAATTTCTTCCACAAAATGTGGCAACAAGCGGAGAATAAGGAAAACGGATTCAATCCCATTCTCTTAGACTGGCGAGTACACCCAGAACGTGATCAAGCTTGGCGTGACCGTCAGACAGAACTCATGGGTGAAATGCAAGCATCACAGGAACACGATGCCTCATTTATCTTTTCTGGTAATACCGTGGTCCCACCAGATATTATTGAATTTTATAAAAAGACGTATGTACAAGAACCTATTTCTAAGCAAGGATTTGATGGAAATTTGTGGGTATGGGAATACCCTGTAGCAGGTAAATCTTATGTTGTTTGTGCTGACGTTGCCCGAGGCGATGGTGAAGATTATTCTACCTTCCATGTCATCGATGTAGAAAAATCTATGCAAGTTGCAGAATATAAAGGTAAGGTGGAGACAAAACAATTTGGTAATATGTTAGTGTCTATTGCCACCGAATACAACGATGCACTATTAATTCCCGATAACAGTTCTATCGGATGGAATTGCATTCAACAAATTATTGACCGTGGATATCGAAATCTCTTTTATATGTCAAGAGATTTACAATACGTTGATGTCGAACATCAAATAACAAATAGACATTATCGGGATGAACGAAACATGGTTCCAGGCTTTATGATTTCCCAACGCACTCGTCCACTCATCATTGCACGACTCAAAGAGTATATGTTAGATAATTCGTTTACGATTCGGTCTGGTCGTATGATGGCAGAATTAGAAACGTTTATTTGGAAGAACGGTCGTCCAGAGGCATTGCAAGGATATAATGACGACTTGGTATTGGCACTGTGTATTGGATTATGGGTCCGTGATACAGCACTTCGTCTACGACAGGAAGGAATCGAATTAACAAAAATGGCATTAGATAAAACGTCATACAATAGTATTCCTCTTGCAATCAAGCAAGGTGGTCTTGATCATAATCCATATGAAATGAAAATTGGTAACAATCAGAGCGAAGATATTCGTTGGCTTATAGGATAGAAACGTTTTAATATAAATTTAGTTATATTTATATAGTGATGTACTTTATATTCTCCGCGGAGACTTTTTATGAAACGTAGTGAACTGGAAGAAATTATTAAAGAAGAAATTTATAAAATAATAAATGAAATTCGATTCATGCGCGATGAATCGTTGGATGAAAAAACTGTTCCTCCGTACACTAAAGAAACGCGTAAAAATCGTCGTCGGATGTCACCTGCACAGATTGCAAAGAGAGACGAGATTGGTAAAAAGATGAAAGGTAATTCTAAAACGGTGGCACGATTTAAGAAAAACTACGGTGACGAATGGGAAGATTACCTGTGGGCCTCAGCGTCTAGTATAGCACTCGGCGGCGGATTTAAAAAGAAAGACGGTTCATCTGATGATGAATAAAATATTACATAGAATAGTTAAAAAGCTTAAACCAACGGGAGTACAACAATGATTAGAATGATGGGATTAGTAGACCTACGTGGAATCGGAGCCCCGGTTGGTTCACGTACTATCGAAGAAGACCTTACCGGCAATCAAAAAAAATTAGACGTTGATAAAGATGGGAAAATTGAAGGCGAAGATTTAGCAAAACTACGGACTAAGAAAGAAAATTTGAACGAAGAAAATCCAGACAATCCAGACGTTGTTGATGACCACGAAGGTCAGATGGCAAAAGCAGATTTGATGGCAATTAATAAGCATTCAAAAGAAATTTATAACATGTTGGGTGACGATGAAGAACTAGAGGGATGGGTTCAGTCAAAAATCACCAAGGCAGCGGAATACATGAATGCAGTATATAACAACATGAATTATGAGAAGAATAAACCAGGTTCATTGGGTGATGGGGAAGGAACACCTGCAGATGCCACCGATGGTATGATGCCAGAAGGTACGCATTTAAACCCATCCAAAGACCACAAAGATCCACACAAAGATCCACACCTAGCTCATGAAAGTATTTGTGAAGGTGCAGATTGTATGGATGAAGTTGCTCCTGAAGGATGGGAAGGTACCGTCAAAGCAATGAAGAAATATAAGAAAATTGACAATCCGTGGGCGCTTGCTTATTACATGAAGTCCAAGGGATATAAATCACATAAAAAGGACAAGTAACATGGAACCGATTGCAAAGTTTTTAGGAACATTGATGTCCAGTAGAACGCAAGCACATGTGTTTCATTTACAAACACCGTCATTTGCCGCACATAAAGCATTGAATGAATATTATGATGAGATTGTTGATTTAATTGATTCCTACGCAGAAATGGCCCAAGGTCGATATGGAATTATTCGCGGATATGTTATGTCGAATCAGATTTTTGAAGATGATTCGGTGTTAAAATATTTTGCAGGATTGCAGAAGTTTGTTGATGAAATTCGCACACAATTACCTCAAGACGGAGAACTCAACAACACCGTGGATGAAATTTCTGGTTTAATTAGTTCAACTATTTATAAATTAAAATTTTTAAAGTAATATGAAATACATTGATTTTTACGAAAATATTTGTCGATGTGATGAAGGATGCGGGTGTGAAGAAACTACCAACGAATACACGGGGGATACGTTTTCTGCGCCGCAACCTGACTTTGACACATATTCAACGTATAATAATGACCCACATAAAAAGAAAAAGTTAGAAGAATTTTCTGCTTTACTTGAAAAAAATACACCCACGAGTCCCGACAAGTGGGCAAAAGCAAAAGCAGCCGCACGTGCAAAATTTGATGTGTATCCTTCTGCTTATGCAAATTTGTGGGCTGCAAAGAAATATAAGAGTATGGGCGGTGGATGGAAGAAGGGTAAAAAATGATAAGTCTTTCGGATATTTTGGAAGAAGTCGTTGATGAACTAGACGAAAAGTATAAGACCAAAGGTAATTTGGGAAAATGGCTTCGTCAAAAATGGGTGGATATTTCACGAAAAGATAAAAGTGGAAAGCATCCACCATGTGGGGCATCTGCTGGAAAAAAAGAACGAAAAGGTGGCTCTGCTAAATATCCAAAATGTCGTCCTGCCCGTTCTGCAGCAGCAATGAGTAAAGGTGAAAAACGGTCAGCAGTTACTCGGAAACGTAAAGCAGGAAATCCTGGTGGTAAACCTACGATGGTGTCAACGTTCAAAAAGGATAATTAATATGGATAATATTACTGAAGCTTGTTGGGAAGGATATAGACAAGTTGGTATGAAGGATAAAGGTGGTAAGATGGTTCCCAACTGCGTTCCTATCAACGAAAATGACATTTATGATGGTGAGTTTTGTCCAGCATGTTTAGCTAAATATATCTTAGAACGTAAGGATATGTTGGAAGAAGCAGAATATCAAGGTCGCAAAGTTCCCCTTGGAAAACCAATGCGCGGCGATGTTGGAAAATTCAAAGTATATGTTAAAGACCCAAAAACTGGTAATATCAAGAAAGTAAACTTCGGTGACAAAAAGATGCGTATCAAGAAGAATATTCCTGGTCGCCGTAAGTCATTTAGAGCACGTCACAACTGTGCAAATCCTGGCCCAAGAACTAAAGCACGGTATTGGAGTTGCCGTAAGTGGTGATACGTCTCCGTGATTTATTGACCGAAACCGACACGAAAAAAGACACTCCGTATGTCAGCGGAGATACTTATATTAGTAAGGAAGAAGCAAAACGTATCTATGATTATATGGGATATGATTTTGACTTCAACCAATTTGTTTTGGGCATGAATACGGAATTAGAACACCAAGATGTCACGGACGGAAGTTTAGTAAAAACTGCAATGATTGCTGCTGCACATCTTCGGGAAGTTCCAGATTATTATACAAAATTAAAGCAGTATGTGGAATCTAAAAAAGTCACCAAAGAAGATGGGGCCCCCACGGGAGGAATTGGATTAAGTCTTCCCGGCGGTTATATTAATGGAGCACCAAAACCCAAAGATGTCAAAAAGATGCGGAAGCATCTCAATAAGGAGAAAGATCAATGATTCGTTTAACAGATTTATTGGTAGAGAATGCAGAAAACCGCATCAATTTGATGAAAATTCAAACCATTATGGAAAAACTCTATCCAGAATTAACCGGTGAACAAAGTAAAAAGTTGATGGAATTGTGCACAGAGATGCACATGATGGCTTCTCAATTAAACACAATTCCGTACATTAGAACGGAAACTGCTTTAGTTGAATGGAAACTTTTGGTCACTGCATTCAAGACAAAAGTAAATGAACTAAAAGAAGAAGTGGTCAGCGTATGTGAAAATAAAAAAATAGATTGCACTACAGTAGTTAAAGCATTAGATGAAGTATTAACATACTAAGTGAGGTTATATGGCAGATACGAGTATTTTTAGTAGATTAAAAAAACTTTTTTCTACTAACACAATTGTACGAAATGTCGGTGGCAAAAAACTAAGAATTGCAGACACGGACCAAATTCAGTCATTCGTAAACCGTCGAGGGGTTGACCGATACCACCGGGTTTATCAGTCAGGGACGGGTGGATACGGGTCACACCACGGCCGTTACGAGGCTGCTGCAGCATTTCAAGGTGCAAGACTGCAACTATTCCGTGATTATGATATGATGGACAATGACCCTATTGTTTCTTCTATATTAGATATTTATGCAGATGAATCTACGGTTAAGGACGAATTTAATCGTATTTTAACTATTAAAACCGACGATACTCGTATTCAAGAAATTTTACATAATTTGTTTTATGATATTTTAAATGTGGAATTTAATCTCTGGCCGTGGATTCGTAACATGGCAAAATACGGAGATTTCTTTTTATATTTAGATATTCACGATGAGTATGGCATTGTCAATGCCATACCGCTTTCCGTATATGAAACCATCCGTGTGGAAGGTGAAGAACCTGGAAACCCATTTTCTGTACGATTTAGTATTCAGAACGACTTTTTGGCATTAGGTAAAACAGAGTTCGATAATTACGAAATTGCACATTTTCGATTGCTGGCCGATACCAACTTCTTACCGTATGGCAAAGCAATGATTGAAAACGGCCGCCGTGTTTGGAAACAATTGCAGTTAATGGAAGATGCAATGTTAATTCATCGTATTATGCGAGCACCAGATAAACGTAAGTTTAGAATTGACATTGGAAATATTCCACCCGCCGAAGTAGAAACGTACATGCAACGAATTATCGACCGAATGAAAAAAGTTCCATTGGTTGATCAAAAAACGGGTGATTATAATCTTCGGTATAATATGCAGAATATTACAGAAGACTTTTATCTCCCAGTGCGTGGGAAGGATAGTGGTACGGATATTGAAACCATGCAAGGATTACAATTTAATGCTATTGAAGACATTGAATATCTTCGTAAGAAACTTCTTGCGGCATTTAAAGTACCGAAATCTTTCATAGGATATGATGAAGATGTAAATGGAAAGGCAACGTTGGCTGCACAAGACGTTCGATTTGCACGCACGATTGAACGCATTCAACGTATTATGATTTCGGAATTAACGAAGATTGCAATTATTCATTTGTATGTACAGGGGTTTACGGATGAAAATCTTATCAACTTTGAACTTTCACTAACAAATCCTTCCACGTTATACGAACAAGAAAAAATTAATATCTGGAAAGAAAAGTTTGCACTTGCTCAGCAAATGACCGGCGGACAAACCGTATTATTTTCTCAAGATTGGGTATATAATAATATTTTAGAAATGTCTGACGAAGAAATTGCAAAAGA